TTCGGAAAAGCTTCAGGTGGCCCAGTAAAAGGAGGATCACCTTACATCGTTGGAGAGAAAGGCCCAGAATTATTTGTCCCAGGTTCTAGCGGTAATATCGTTCCAAATCATGCAATGGGAGGAGCCAACGTAGTTGTTAATGTAGATGCTTCTGGCTCGTCTGTTGAAGGAGATGAAGCTCAGTCAAGAGAATTAGGTAATATGTTAGCAGCAGCTATTCAAGCCGAACTCATTAAACAAAAAAGACCAGGCGGCTTATTAACTTAAATTATGGCAACATTTCCCTCTATTACTCCAAGTTACGGAACAAGAAAGACAAGTAGTCCTAAAGTAAGGCAGGTGCAGTTTGGTGACGGTTATTCTATGAGAACAGTTTTTGGCCTAAATCAAAATTTAAAAGTTTATAATCCATCTTGGAAAAACATTAGCGAAACAGATGCAGATACAATTTCAGATTTTTTAGATGCAAGAGGTGGTCAGGAATCTTTTGATTGGACTCCTCCAGAGGAAAGCAGTTCTTCTAAATTTATTTGTCAGCAATGGTCTAAAACTATTCCATATTTAAACAGAGCTACAATCCAAGCAACCTTTGAAGAAGTAGCGGAGCCTTAAGACATGGCAATTGCTTCTTGGGCTGCTTCAACTGCTTACACATTAGGGGATGTAAGAAGAGCTGCAACAGATCAAGTTACAGGATTATATTTTAAATGTGTTGTAGCTGGAACGACTGCATCTTCTGAACCTCCTTGGCCTACGGATATTGGGAATGAAGTTGTAGATGGATCTGTTACATGGGAAGCAATTAGTAGTGTTTATGCGGATCTTTCTGTTTTAGCTCCTAGTGCAATCATTGAACTTTTTGAAGTCAGACTAGATAACACATTGCATGGAAGTACACATATCACTCGTTTTCATAACGGTTGTAATGCAGCTTTATCTGGAGCAATTATTTGGAATGGAAATACTTATGCAAGCATACCTATCAAGGCCGAAGGATTTGAGCAAACATCTTCAGGATCTTTACCTAGACCGACCTTGACAGTCGCAAATACAGATGGAATGATTACGGCTCTTTTGCTTGATGTAAATGCTGTTACACCACATAACGATTTAACAGGAGCAGAAGTTAGAAGGATAAGAACTTTAAAGAGATTTTTAGATGGGGAAGGAACAGCCGATCCAAACGCTCAATGGCCTATGGAAATCTGGTATATAGATCGAAAAGCGACAGAGAATAGAGATGTTGTTAGTTTTGAGTTAACTTCAAAATTTGACCTAGTAGGACATTTTATTCCTAAAAGGCAATTAATTGCGAATGTCTGTCAATGGGCTTATAGAAGCTCTGAGTGTAGTTATACAGGTAGCAATTACTGGGATGCTGATAATAATCCAACTGGTTCAATTGCAACTGATCGTTGTGGAAAATCTGTAGCAAGTTGCAAACTTCGTTTTGGAGACAATGCTGAGTTACCTTTCGGATCTTTTCCTAGTGCAGGTAAAATAAGATGAATATAAGTGAAGAAACAAAAGCCAAAGCATTAGTCCACGCAAAGGAAGAGTTTCCTAGAGAAAGTGTTGGTCTTGTTCATATCGTAAGAGGTAGAGAAAGATATTTCCGTTGTAAGAATCAAGCAGAAGAACCTGAACTACATTTTTCTCTTGACCCTGCTGATTATTTAAAATGTGAACAACAAGGGGAGATTATAGCTGTTATTCATTCTCACCCGAAAACAAATTCAAATCCTAGTGAAGCAGATAAAGTTGCTTGTGAGAGAAGTAAGTTGCCATGGTTCATTGTCAATCCAAATACTGAAAGATGGGGATATTACGAACCATCAGGGTTCAAGCTTCCTTATGTGGGTCGTCAATGGGCGCATGGGATTGTTGATTGTTATACGCTTTGTAAGGATTGGTATGAAAGAGAATTAGGTATCAAATTTCGGGAGTACAACAGACAAGATGAGTGGTGGCACAAAGGGGAAAATTTATATGCTGATAATTTTAAGAGGGAAGGGATGAAAGAAATTAAATTAGAAGAAATTGAATATGGAGATGCTCTTTTAATGAAGATAGATAGTACCGTGCCTAATCATGCTGCTATTTATCTAGGCGGAAATATTATCCTGCATCACGTCCATAATCGTTTATCAAGTAGAGATGTTTATAAGTGGGGAGGCTATTATCATAAAATGACGGCAATGGTATTAAGACATGAAAGTCGTTAAGGTCTACGGGGCTTTAAAAGAAAGATTAGGAGGGCAAGGAACCTTTGAACTTGATGTTTTTAATGCGGCTGAAGCAATAAAAGCCTTATGTTCAAATTTTCCAGGTCTTGATAAATGGTTTATTGATAGTGGACAGGATGGAATCGCTTATAAGGTTTTATTAGGAGAGACTGAAATAGGAGAAGACGAGGAGGGAACACATAATTTTGAAAATCTTCTATTCCCTTGGAGCGAAAAGGAAGTATTTCATATTACACCTGTCCTTATTGGATCAGGAGGAGGGTGGGGTCGTATAGCTTTTGGAGTAGCAATGATTGGATTGGCTTTTGCTACTGGTGGAGCAAGCTTGGCTTACGCTAATTATGTAATGCTTAATCCTGCTGTAACAGGTATTGCCTTTAGTGGTTTCCTTGCTAAAGCTGCTGTTTATATAGGTGCTGGACTCGTTTTAGGTGGAATATCTCAATTACTTACTCCTGTGCCGAAAGCCCCACCTGAAGCAAAGAAACTACAAAGCTTCTCATTTAGTGGAATAACTCAAACAGCCCAACAAGGAGGACCAATACCAATTGTTTATGGAAAATGTTTTGTCGGGAGCGCTGTTTTAAGTGCAGGATTAGATACATTTGACGCATGACTGAAACTAATTCAAAATTAAATATTGCTGGATCTGGAGGAGGCGGTAAAAAAGGTGGAGGAGGTCATACTCCAACAGAAGCAGATGATACTCTTCAAAGTTTTCAACGAGTAGAAGTTGTTGATCTGCTTTGTGAGGGACCAATCGAAGGGATTATTAATACTGAAAAAGGTATTTATTTAGATGGGACTCCGATTCAAAGTAGCGATGGAAGTTCTAATTTTGAAGGTTATTCTGTTACAACAAGGACAGGAACACAAGATCAATCTTATATCAGCAGGGCAATAGGTAGTCAGAGAGAAGTAAACGTAGGTCTTGAGGTATTAAATTCGACTCCACGGATAAGACAAATTACAGACACAACAATAGATAGGGTAAGAGTTACAATAAATCTTCCAATGTTGCAAAAGATAGAAGAGGATGGAGATGTTGTTGGTAATGCTGTTCAATTACATATCCAAGTCCAATACAACGGTGGTGGTTATAACACGGTGCATGACTGTCATTTTATAGGCAAAAGCAGCAATGCTTATAAACGTGATTACATGATCACATTGAATGGTGCTTTTCCTGTTGATATTAAAGTTTTAAGAGTTACAGCAGATAATCAAACTACTAAAAATCAAACAGTTACTCAGTGGGCAAGTTATACAGAAATTATTGATGAGAAATTTAGATACCCAAATTCTGCATTGTGTTATCTAAGGTTTGATTCTAGAAATTTCAATGGAATACCGCAAAGACGATATTTAGTTAAAGGATTAAAAATTTCTCTTCCTTCTAATGCTTCAGTTGACGCAAATACAGGAAGAGTAACTTATTCAGGAATTTGGAACGGCTCTTTTGCTGCTGCTCAATGGTGTGCTGATCCTGCCTGGGCGTTATGGGATTTACTAACAAACACCCGCTATGGGGCATCCATTCCTGAATCTTCTTTGGACAAGTGGGATTTTTATACGGTTTCAAAATACTGTAATGAGCTTGTTCCTGATGGGAAAGGTGGGACTGAACCACGTTTCTCTTTGAACTTATATATTCCATCAAGATCAGAAGTATTTGATGCTATTAATGATCTTGTTTCTGCATTCAGAGGTATTAGTTATTACGGAGCTGGATCGTTAATCCTTAATCAAGACAGCCCATCGGATAGTCAATATGCTTTAAACCCTTCTAATGTTGTTGACGGATTATTTAACTACAGTGGTTCTTCTCAAAAATCTAGGCACACAACAGCTACAGTTGCATGGCAAGATTATGATTTACTTGGAGAAGTTCAGCACGAATATGTAGAAGATGCTGATGGCATTAGTCGATATGGAATTATCAATAAAACGACAAAGGCCGTTGGATGTTATTCTCAAGGACAAGCTCACAGATTTGGAGAATGGTTATTACTTAGTGAACAAAATTTAACTGAAACCGTTACTTTTGGTGTTGCAATAGATAGTGGAATTATTTTATCTCCTGGGATGGTAATTGATATTGCCGATCCAGTGAAAAGCGGAAAAAGAAGAGGTGGAAGAATTTCTTCTGTTGCATCTACTGGAGGGGTCCAATCAAAAACTGTTTTTACTGTTGATAGTGATGCAGATTTTGATTCAATAGATCAAGCAAATAATCCTGTTTGTTCTGTACTTTTACCTTCTGGTTTGGTAGAGAAGAAAGATGTTCAATCTATTAACGGAAAAGAAATAACTCTTGCAAGTGCATTATCAGAAACACCTCAAGTTCAAAGCGTTTGGATGATAGAAACAGATGATATTAAATACCAACAATTTAGAGTTTTAAATATAAGTGAAGCTGATGAAAATAATTATGCAGTTACAGCACTTACTTACAACAGTAGTATTTACGATGCTGTGGATCGTGATCAAGTACTTTCTATCCCTGATATTAGTAATTTAAGTGCTATTCCTTCTGCTGTTACTAATGTTTCTGGTGTAGAGCATTTATATCAAGATGGGCAAAACATTAAAACAGCCTTTGAATTAGATTGGTCTGCTTCTGATGCAACAACACTTTATAAAGTTAATTATCAATTAAATAATAATAATTGGATTTCTACTACAACCACTTCTGCTTCTTTACGTATAGAAAGTTTAAAAGTAGGAACATTAAAAACAGAAATTCAAGCAACGAATCATTTAGGTTTTTCTAGTCCTTTTGCAACTAATACTTTTACTTTATTAGGTAAGACAGCAGTTCCAGAAGATGTTACTGGTCTTACTTTTGAAGATGTAAGTCCAAACTCAGGAAGACTAAAATGGACTCAAACAACTGCTCTTGATGTAAAAGTAGGAGGCAAGGTTCACATCAGGCATTCAAGTTTGACGGATGGAACGGGAACTTGGAATAACTCAGTTGATTTAATTGATGCCATAGCGGGAGCTTCTACAGAAGTTATTATTCCAAAATTGACTGGAGAAACTCTGGTTAAGTTTGCTGATGATTCGGGGAATTTCAGCACAAATGCTACAAGCGTTATTATTCAAACAGCAGCACAAAAGGCAGAGACTTTATTAGTTAAAAATCAAAGAGACGATCAAATCAGTCCAACTCCGTTTACAGGTAGTAAAACAAATACAGAATATGATGCAACACTCGATGCCCTTCAATTGACCTCAAGTGGTGGAGATGTAAACGCTACAGGTTCTTATCAATTTGCTGATACTTTGGATTTAGGTGGAACGTTTGCTCTTGATCTCCAAAGATATTTTGTCACTAGGGGAGTAAGACCAAGTGACCTGATAGATGTATGGCCTGATGTCGATGCTCGTTCTGATTGGGATGGGGATATTATTGATGCTGTTAATGCTTCTCTTTCTGTCCGTACCACAACAGATGATCCAAGTAGTTCTCCAACATGGGGCAGTTGGGTTTCACTTAAGAATGGAACATTTAGCGGTAGAGGTTTTCAGTTTAAGACTGATCTAACAAGTGGAGATACAACGGAAAATATTTTGATTGATCAGTTAGGTTATGAAGCAAGATTCGACCAAAGAACTGAAAACAGTACAGGTGTTGTTGCTAGTGGAACAAGTGCTAAGACAATTACATTTACTAAACCTTTTTGGACTGGAACTTCTGCTTTAGGTGGAAGTACAACAGCATACCTGCCAAGCGTTTCTGTTATTGTTCATGGACTCTCTAGCGGTGATTACATCGACATGGGAACAGTTACAGGAACCCAATTTACTTTGACTATCCGCAACTCTTCAGGGTCAGCAATTAACAAGAATTTTTCTTGGACTGCGGTAGGCTATGGCAGAGGTGCTTAAACTAATGAGGAACTGGAGGTAGGAAATGTCACAGCACGATTACGTAATTGCAAATGGTTCGGGAAGTGCAGTCCGTAGTGACATAAATGACGCTCTTGGTGCAATCCAATCATTGAACTCTGGATCGTCAGCACCGTCAACAACTGTGGCTTATATGCTCTGGTTGGATACAAGTAATAACCTTTTAAAAATGAGGAATGGAAGTAATAATGATTGGATAGAAATAGGGTCGAGCAATGCAGCAAATTTAGGGCTTGCTTTATTAGCTGGAGCTACATTCACAGGTGAAGTTGTATTTAATTCAACTGGCTCGATCCAGTTGCCATCAGGAACAACAGCACAAAGACCTGGCTCTCCTACAAATGGTGATCTGAGATATAACAGCACTGAGCATGAGGTTGAAGCATATAAAAATGGTGCTTGGTCTGATGTTGGTTCAGGTCAAGGTGCAACAGGTGGAGATAATGGAGAGAACGCTGTCTTCTGGGAAAACCAACAGACAGTGACTCATGCTTATTCGTTAACGGCTTCTCGTAATGCTGGTAGTTTTGGACCTGTAACGATTAACTCAGGAATTACAGTTACAATACCTGCAACGTCTTCTTGGACAATTGTTTAATTACTTGTTTCTCGCTAAACTCTAAACATGGCAATTACTATTGACGGCAGTTCAGGAATAGCATCGGTTGATGGATCGGCAGGATCTCCATCTGTTCGTGGAACAGATGCTAACTCAGGGATTCTATATACTGCTGATGCGATTAAATTTTCAACAGGTGGAGTCGAAAGATTATCAATAACAAATACTGGTTTTACTGGTATTACTCAAGGGATAACAGAAGTTGATAAGTGGAGAATTACATCTAATGCTACAGGAACAACCCTTGGAGATCCTATAAGTTCAAATTGGGAACGTGTAGATAACACCTCTCCAAGTCAAGGGATGCCAATAGGAACAGGGATGTCTGTAAGTTCAGGTATTTGGACTTTTCCCAGTACAGGTAAATGGTTGATAAATTTCAAATCTGATCTTCAAGTAAACAACACTAATGTAAGATGGATAGAACCAGTGATACAAGTAACAAGTGATAATGGTAGTAATTGGGATAATAGATCATATGGATATGGGAGCCTCTACGATTCTGGGAACAACACCTATACGACTGTCTTTGCTGAGACATTCCTTGACGTAACCGACACGTCAAATGACAAAGTAAAGATAAAGCTTACTGCTGGTTGGAGTTGCACAATGATGGGCAGTACAGATGATACACATACTGCGATAACGTTTTTTAGATTAGGAGACACCTAAATGAATTTTCAAACAGGCAGAGCAGATCACATAGAGGACTACTTGATTACTGTCCGAGAAGGGCAGTGGTTCGGTTGGTCTGACTCCAAGAATAAAGTTTACGCAAACCTAATCGTCCATGACGGTGGTTCTAAGCCTAGTGAAGCTGACGTAAATGCAGGTCTTAAAAAGTTACAAGATGATTTTGATGCTTTAGATTATGCAAGGAAACGAGCCAATGAATACCCTTCTGTAGTGTCTCAGCTTGACGACATCTACCATAATGGTATTGATGGCTGGAAAGCTACAATCAAAGCAACTAAGGATAAGTATCCGAAGCCATGAGTTCAATTAAGCTAAAACACGCATCAGGAAATAGCATGAGCATCGCAGCTCCTGCAACGAATCCTGCATCTGATTTATCAATTAAATTACCTGCAACTGTTGGTGCTGCTGGACAGATCTTAAAGAACGGTTCTACTGCTGGAACGCTTGAATTTGGTGGGGTTCCATCAATGCTTGCAACTAGTAGTAGCTATGAAGGTTTAGAGTTACAAACTCCATCAGGCGACGCATCAGGTGAGTTTCATATAGGAGTACATGATTCTGGTGGGTCTAATGGCCGAAGTATTGTATTTAAACGAGGTGGTTCTGATGGAATGGATACCACTAGTTTTAAAATATATTCAGATGGAGGCTGGTCAGTTTGTGGTGATAATCAGACTACTAGCAATGGAGAAATGGGCCGAAATTATAAATTTTTTGCAGATAGTAACAACTTAAATATTGGTCTAGAAACTCCGACTTCTGACAGATCGGCTATATTTGAGAGGAGAAGAACAGGCAGAAGTGGTAACGCTAGACTTGCCCAACTTCAATTGTATGAGAACAGTTCTGCTGAAGGTGGAGTATCAGTTTATGGTTCTAGTGCGAATTCCGATACATCTGGTGGAGTGTATATTACTGACGGAGCTACATCATGGTCAGCAGTTTCAGACAGTCGGTTAAAAGATAAAACAGGTGATATCACTAATGCTCTTACTGATGTAGATAAGATTGAAACTCTTAAATTTACTTGGAAAGACGATTCAACTAAAAAACCTCATATAGGTGTAGTTGCTCAATCAGTTGAGACAGTTGTCCCAGAAGCTATTCATAAGGGAAAATCACTTCGCTTGGCAGAGAAAGGAGACGACACTGAATACCTGTCTGTTCGATATACAGAATTAATACCTTTATGTATTGAAGCTTTGAAAGAAGCTAAAACAAAAATTGAAGCTTTAGAAACTAAAGTAGCAGCATTGGAGGCTGGTTAAATGTCCACATTAAAAGTCAACGCAATTAGAGGAACAGGGGCATCAAGTGATGCGATCTCTGTTAATTCAACTGATGGAACGTGTACGGCAAACATAACGAATCCTAGAAGCTTTAGGAATTTGATAATTAATGGTGCAATGCAGGTTGCTCAGAGAGGAACTTCGTCTACGGCTGAAGGTATACAAACTGTTGATAGATGGTCGTATGCTTCTACTTCATCTGAAGTTTTTAATACATCTCAACATGCTTTGACTTCTTCTGATACTGGTCCTTGGGAAAAAGGATTTAGACATTCATGGCACTTTGAAAATGGCAATCAAGGTACTATTGCTGCTAATTCTTATATACAACCTCAGATAAAATTAGAAGCACAAGATATAGCTAATTCAGGATGGAATATTGCTGATGCTAATAGTAAAATAACTTTATCTTATTGGATAAAATCTAGTGTATCCCAAGAATTTTGGGGGTTTGTTGAAACTGGTGATGCTCCAGACTGGATGTATGTTTTTGGCACTGGTACTTTAAGTGCAAATACTTGGACAAAAGTAACAGTAACGATTCCAGGCAATAGCAACTTAACTGTAAATAATGATAATGGTTTGGGGCTTTTAGTTGTTCCGTGGACTGTTTGGGGTACTGACTACACAACATCGGGAAGAGGAACAGGATGGTTAGCTTATACCTCTGGAAATAGAACACCAGATGCTGATGCAAGCTGGTGGCAGACAAACGACGCAACCTTAGAAATTACAGGCGTTCAGTTAGAAGTAGGAGACGTTGCCACTGACTTTGAACATAGAACGTATGGTGATGAGTTTTTGAGATGTGCTAGATATTGTTACGTGGAGACTGCCGATAGCGGGGATTATATGGGATTGAATGGTTTGGTAACAACTGATGCAGCAGTCAACGCTAATAGAACATTACCTGTCCCTATGCGAACAATACCCTCTTACACAGGTACAGCAACAGATTTAGAATTTCAATCGTATGACACAACTGCTATTAAGCATTTTGATGATGGCGTAGTTTACCGTACTCCGACAACAGTTCCTTGTACTGTAATTAACTTAAAATGGGAGGTTAGTAGTACGACTGCTGGTCACTTTGCTATGTGTAGATGTAAAGAAGATGGCGCAAAAATGATTTTCTCAGCGGAGCTTTAATTATGGCTACAACTTACAAACTTTATAAGGACGATGAATTTGGTCCTGTTCCAGCCGTAAAAAGAACGTTAGATGATGGGACAATTACATCTATTCCTTTTGCTCCAGGCAACATAGATTACGAAGAGTATTTAGAATGGGTGGCAGCAGGTAATACAGCCGACCCTGCTGATTAAACAATGGCAATTGCACCTGGAACGTATGACATGACGATCCAACGAGCTTCGGATCATAATGTCTCTGTCACTTTGAAAGATTCAGATGGTAATGCTGTTAATTTGACGGGCTACACTTTAGCTTCACAAGTTTGGAATACAGAAAGAACAACTAAAGCAGCAGATGTAACTTGCACAGTGACAAGTGCATCAGGAGGAGCATTTGATTGGAAGTTGACAGACACTCAAACAGCATTGCTTACTTTGGATGAATACAAATATGATGTGTTATTAACTAACGCTTCAGGGCTGAAAGAGTACTGGATAGAAGGTACTATTTATATGGATCAAGGATATACAAGATGAGCACTGTCAACATCACGACCAATAAAAACACTGTAACTATTGACGAAAGTAATAGTTCAGTCATAGAAGTTGCTACCCAAGGGCCACAAGGAGCTACAGGTGGATTTACTTTAAGTGATGATAATAAGATAGATAAGTCTATAATTTATTATGACAGCACTGCTGGAACCTATAAGGCGAACAGCACATGGACAACAAGCTCACTTACAAACGGAGGTAACTTCTAGTGGCTAACACGATCAGGATCAAGAAAAGAGCTGCTAGTGGTTCAGCAGGCGCACCATCAAGCCTGTTGCCTTCAGAGTTAGCGTTCAACGAAAATGATTTAAAGCTGTATTACGGTTTTGGTGATGATGGAAGCACACCACCAGAGGCGACTTCAATTATTACAGTTGGTGGATCTGGAGCGTTTTTCAACAAAACAGACACAAGAACAGCAAATACGATTCTTAGTGGTCCAACAACAGGAAGTGCAGCAGCTCCAACATTTAGAGCATTAGTAGCGGCTGATATTCCAACAATAGCTCATACGAAAATATCTGATTTTGATACAGGTGTCCAAGCAAATAGAGTTGACCAATTAGCAGCAGCAACGAACCCAGTTACAGGTGTAACGCCAACTGCTGACGCTCATTTCGCTACGAAGGGATATGTAGATTCCACAGCAGAAGGTTTAGATGTTAAGGACTCAGTAAAGGTTGCAACGACAGCAAATATCACGTTATCAGGTACTCAGACGATTGACGGAGTTGCGATTAGTGCTGATGAGAGAGTACTTGTAAAAGATCAGAGTACTGCAAGTCAAAACGGTATTTACCTTTGTAAGTCTGGGTCATGGGCAAGGGCTGATGATATGGCTGCATCATCAGATGCTGCTGGAGCGTTCACGTTTATAGAACAGGGTTCAACATACGCTGATGTTGGTTTTGTTTGTAGCACTGATAAAGGAAGTGCAGTTGTAGGAACAAATAACCTTGCTTTTACACAGTTTTCAGGAGTTGCAAGTGTAACTGCTGGAGATGGTCTTGATAAGTCTGGTAATGAGTTAAGTCTCGACCTTAAGGCAAATGGTGGATGCGTTATTGAATCGACGGAATTAGCTGTTGATTTATCTGCTAGTTCAATCACTGGAACGCTTGCAGTTGGAGATGGTGGAACAGGAGCAACATCAGCTAGTGCTGCTAGAACTGCTCTTGGACTAGCTATTGGATCAAATGTTCAGGCGTATGACGCTGATCTTGATACACTTTCAGGTTGTCAGTCTGGAGCTGCTTCTGCAATAGCAGCCTTAACTTCAACAGAAGTAGGAATACTCGATGGAGCGACAGTTACAACTTCTGAGTTGAATATTCTCGATGGAGTAACAAGTACAGCGTCAGAACTCAATATTTTAGATGGAGTAACTTCAACAACTGCCGAGCTGAATATTCTCGATGGTGTTACGGCCACAGCAACAGAATTAAATTATGTAGACGGTGTTACCTCTAACATTCAAACTCAGCTAGATGCAAAACAAGCTTCTGATGCTGACTTAACAGCAATAGCAGCGTTATCTAATTCAGACGGTAATTTTATTGTTGGTAATGGATCGACCTGGGTTGCTGAATCTGGTTCAACAGTCAGAACAAGTTTAGGTTTAGCCATCGGTACAGACGTTGTTGCTTATGCAGCCGACTTAAACACTCTTAGCAGTTGTCAGTCTGGAGGTGCAGCAGCATTAGCGGCTCTCACTTCAACTGAAATTGGCATTCTCGATGGTGCAACTGTAACGACTGATGAATTAAATATTCTCGATGGTGTTACAGCAACAGCTTCAGAATTAAACATTCTTGATGGCGTTACAAGTACAACTTCAGAATTAAATATCCTTGATGGTGTTACTGCTACTGCTTCAGAGATAAACATCCTCGATGGAGTAACTGCAACAGCTTCAGAGTTAAACATTTTAGATGGTGTAACTGCTACAGCTTCAGAGCTGAATGTCCTTGATGGTATTACTTCAACAACAACAGAATTAAACCTGATGGATGGAGGGACATCTGCGACCTCTACAACTCTTGCTTCTGCTGATCGTTTTGTTTGCAACGACAATGGAACGATGAAGCAGGTAGCTCTATCTGATCTTGTAACTTATCTAGAAGATGGTTCGACTTCTGGTTTCGATGTAGACGGAGGAACCTACTAAAACTAACTACTAGGAGGTAGGTTCAATGGCTAACACAATCAAACTAAAGAGAGGCACTAGTACTCCATCAACAAGTGATATTGCTAGTGGCGAAGTTGCGATAGACACATCGGCGAAGAAACTTTATATCAATGACTCAGGAACGGTAAAAGAAATTGGTGGGGGAGGACTTAGCTCTGACGCTCAGAACAATACGGTAGGTGGTTCTAACGCAGGAGATAGTTTTACTGGAACTGACGCTGAAAATAATACTTTATTTGGATATAACGCTGGTACGGCTCTGACTACGGGCGATAAGAACGTCGCAATTGGATCTGACGTTTTAAAAACACTAGAGACTAGCACTCAAAATGTTGCAGTTGGATTTGAAGCTTTAAAAGAATTTACTTCATCTAACAGTGTAGCTATTGGTCACAACGCTTTAGTAACCGCTACAACTGGAAATATGAATGTTGCAATCGGTCCTTTTGCATCAAGATACACCACAACGGGATATGAGAATATCGGTATCGGACAGGCTGCACTCAGTAGTCTCACGACGGGAAGTCAAAACGTAGCGATAGGGAAACAAGCCTTATCAGGTAATATAACGCACGAAGATCACAATACTGCTGTTGGACATAAAGCCTTATATAATTGTGCCGCACATGAAAATCTTGGCATAGGGACTCACGCTGGTTATAGCTCAACAGGTACTGGAAATATATGTATAGGTTCGTACGCTGGTTATGATTCGTCTGATACAAGTACAGCTTTAACTTCAGGTGCTAATAATATACTAATAGGGAAGAAAGCACTATCTAGTTCGCCAACAGTCGATAACGAAATAACTTTAGGTAATAGCGATATAACAAAGTTTAGGATACCTGGTATTAATTTTGTTGTTAAAGACACTACTGCTACTGAAGACTATGTTTTAACGGTTGACGCCAACGGCGAAGCAGGATGGGAAGAGGCTTCTGGAGGTGGGGCAACAGGGGGAGGAAGCGATAAGATTTTCCAAGAGAATGGTCAAACAGTTACAACGAACTACACAATTGGAACGACTTTAAATGCTGCTTGTAATGCAATGTCAGCAGGGCCGATAACTATCAACAATTCAATTACAGTTACAATAGATTCAGGTGATGTCTGGACAATTGTTTAATTATGGCTGAAAGAACTTCTGAAGAAGTTGCACGAATTTTTAGTGCTGCTGGTGATAGCGTCAATCTTATTAATTCCATTGCTGCTCAATCAACAATTACTGATGAGGACAAAGCTTCTCTGAAGAGAAATGTTGATCATTTAGAAATTATCAAAGCTTACAAAAAAGAGTCGGATAGAACGATTTCAATTTGGACAACGGAAGATTTTACAGAAATAGATGCTGCTATAACATTAGGTAAAACTAAGTACTAAATGAATTTAGAAGACATCCAAAAGCTTGCATTGGAATGGCAAGAGGAAAAACAAAAAGAAGTACAACGCAAAATCCAAGCTGATGCAGTATCTCAAGACGCTTCTGTAAAAATCAATATGATTGACGGGGGACTTCAGTTTGCGGAAATCTTAGCGAAGAATCTTCAGCAGCAACCAGGAGTTGTAGACATAGGTACAAAGGGAACAAGCAAGAGAACAAAACGCTAACCACTGCTAGAGTTAAAGGCAAAGCTCTTAATAAAGCATCTTTAAACATGCAGAAAATTCTAAACATTATCAGTGTAATCTCTTTCCTTCTAGTAGCGGCAATTACTGGTGGTGGGGTGTTTGGTTATCTTTGGATCACCAATGAAGACAACCAGAAGATGCTTCAAGACAAAGCAATGGAAAAGGTTATGGGTGCAATAAAGATGCCTGGATTGTCTGGCCCTGCTTTACCTACTGGAGCGTTAAGTCCTGCACAGCAAGAGAACGAAGAGAAAAAAGCATTTGGTTTGCCTAAGTTTTGATCCCTGAGATTGGCGTAGATCCTATTGGGGTTACACCTGTTAATACTTATGTAATTAATGTACCTATCGTTAATCCTCCAAACGTACCAATAAATGTCCCTATAGGATTTCCAGTTATTGAAATGCCTTGTGTAAGAGCAAGACGTAGTGGTGAGAATGATGCGCTTATAAATAACGATCCAGACGGCAATATGATTCTGTGTCCTGCTCAGACACCAAGTTATGAGCCGATGAATTATGAACCTTTAAGGGTTGTGCCTATTAGCGAGGAAGAGCAGCAAAGACACCAAGAGCCAGAAATACCTCCAGCCCCAAAAGTACCCAAACAAAAACCAGAAGAATGTCCTCCCGATGGTGCGCCTGAAATTGGGACAAAGGTCGAAGAGAATACTAAACAAATTATTAGGTATGAATTGGTCGGGAACCGTTGTGTAACTAGATATAAAAAATTAAATGTTCAACAACAGATAATTGATGCGATACCTACTGTCCCGCAGGTGGTGAAAACGGGCGGAATTACTCTTGTGGCTACTACTGCTGCGCTATCTACACCAATACTATTGAAGGCAGTCAAACCGATTATTAAACAGATAGTTAATAGGGTTAAAAAGATATTAGGTAAGAAAATAAAACGACCAAACTTATCAGAAAGAAGAACTAATTCTTATCGGGAGAAACGAGGTTTACCACCATTGAAAAATAAGGTAAAATCAAAGAAGCAAGAAAAGTTGTAATCACGCCTCTTGGCCTCTAGTTAGGACGAGTTCTTGCTCTTATTTAGAGTCAGGTTGAGATATAAGGTGTCGGTGCGGTAAGACTTGCCCCATTTTAGGTTTAACAACAACGTCTTCACAGAGATTAAAGTAAGGAGAATCTTTAGCAAACTCAATTCCAGCTAGACGTAATTTTCCACATTCACGTAATCTTGCGATGTGCCAATCTAGTTTTTTATTATCAATTAGCTGCTGTTGATAATCTCCTTGTAACTTTGCATTTTTCAGGCAACGCTCTTGAAATCTTCGATCAAGTGGCATTGAAAAAGTTAAACTTGCCCCAAGATTAAGTGAGAAATTATCCTTCTGTCCTGTACGTGTCATTTGATTATAAATAACATTACCATCATCGTCATAGACAGGAGCTTCGTACCAGTATTCTCTAGGTTTTTGGAATGTATGTGAGTCAGTAATGAAGGGAGAAAATGTAAGCATTGGCCCCTGACAAACAACTCCTCCTCCATATTGGTTTTGTATTAAATTTCCCTGCAAAGTTTGTATGGCCATATTTGTAAGTGAGGCACTAGTATTGGCCACTGGTGC